AATCAGGCTGTTGGGAAGGGATTTCTCCTTATTCAGAAGATTGGGCTCAAGTCATTTCGCACATTGCGGAAAAACCTTTCGTCATGGATATGGATACTAAGAAGATGGATCAGACTCAGAATTTCCAAGATGTCTACACTGTGTTTGAAATATTTGCACAGATCGTCGAGAAAACTACGGGAGACGAAGAGTTTGCTTCTTTGATTCGAGCTAGAGGCTGTGATTTGGCCGTCCCTATTCTAGACTTGTTTGGTGAGTGGGTAGCTGTCTACATGAATACTAGCGGCAACAAGATCACGATCACTATCAATGACTTGGGTGGTGTCGAGATTCGCGTGTTGGACGCGTATGTCGCTAAGCGAGTCCAATTGAAGTACGGGATCTCCGATATGCCCATTTTACTGGAATTCATGGACCTTCTTCCGGAGTCTGAATTTGTTGAGATGTTGAAAGATTTCGATGATCATATTCGAGTTGGTTCTGTGGGAGATGATGCAGTACTGTCCACCGACATTGAAACCTTCGATCTTGACTTCATTTCCAGTTACTTTAAGAGTCGGGGCGTTACGATCACCGGAGCTTCAAAGAATGACGACAACACAGTCGGAATGAAAATCACAGAGCTCCAGATGTGTAAACGAGGAGTTAGATGGATGGAAGAGGCTCAGCGCATCGTGGGACCACTTGATGAAATTTCCATACTACGCTCTTTGCATTGTCGGCTTCCGTCGAAAGAAGATCAGGATGTGATCGAGGCGAATTGTATGGACAAGGCTCTCGAGGAGTACATGTTGCACGGTCGACAAGTTTTCGACGATCGGAAGGATAAGTTGAAAACTGCTGTGTTGCAAGCAGAGAGAATGGGATTGCATTCGGCAACCTTCTCGAAAACGTACGACGATTATGTGGAATCTTTTTTGAAGAGATTTCCAACGACCGATTGTACAAGAACGCCTTTTGATCCGTTCATAAAAGATCAAAATGGACTGACAAACCTGCAGGAAGCAAGAGTTGTCCGAGAGAGTTCACGATTACGGAAAGTTCCTTTGAACCATGGTGCTTTACGCTTAACTCTTCTCGTTTGGTTTATGTGTACGGGCTTGATCCAGTCCCTACACCATAACTTTAGGATTTCGAACCAAAATACAAACACAACGATGGCTCCTATCGAGGAGCAACAACAAAACGTCAAGCTATTTCTTTCCGACAGTTTGGTGGACTCGGCTACGGCTTCCCATTCTAACCAGCCCGCTTCCAGGACAGTAGCAACACATGATTCTAGTTTGGATATGATTGAACGCCCAGTGAAACTGTTCACCGTAGCTTGGAATACTGGGGAAGCACTTTTCACTGATTTCAATCCCTGGTCCCTCATGTTCAA